CGGGATTTGGCCTATTGCATTGTCCAAGAGGTTTCAACGGGTCTATACGGCTGAACCTGACGAGGCAAACTTTGCGGCCTTAGAGATTAACACTCGAAACTACGCAACCATAATGATTCGCAATGTTGCCTTTGGGCTACAAAGTGGCACAGGCGCAATCGACCATATCGACCCCGAGAATATCGGCGCGCACCAAGTCAAAGAGGGCAATGAGTTTGACATCATTCCGATTGACGACCTCGATATTCAGGACTGCGACCTGCTTCAGTTAGATGTCGAAGGATTCGAGCATTTTGCGATTGAAGGTGCGATAGAAACAATCAAGAAATCCTTTCCTGTCATCTGCTTGGAGTTAAAGGGACTCGGCAAGCGATATGGGGTTGAAGACCAAGAAACGATAGATTTACTCGCGGATTTGGGGTATAAAGTTGCCAACAGAATCCATCGTGATGTGATATTCACAAAGGCTTGATATGGCAGTCGAAACGGCAACTGAGCGCGCAATTTTTGTTGGGATAAATGACTTTGGGGTTGCGGCTACATTTACCGCGACAACTGGCGGTCAATCATCAACTGTTAATGGAGTATTTGATAATGACTATATTGAAGTCGATACGGGCGGCAATGTTGGCTATGCTCTTTTGCAACCGCGTTTCCTTTGCAGGACTGCGGATGTTTCTACGGCAGTTGAAAACTCGACTTTGGTCATTTCGGCGGTGACTTATAAGGTCAAGGTTGTTAAATCAGATGGGACAGGAATGACCGAACTCATTCTTGAGAAACAATGAGCCATCTGAGGAAACAGATTCGGGATAACATAATCACGACCGTCACGGGGTTGGCAACAACCTCGACTCGGGTTTATGCCTCTCGGGTTTATCCTTTGGCCTCAGATAAGATGCCGGGACTTTGTGTGTATACAAATACTGAAGAAATAGAGTTCTCAACCCTGAATAGGCCACGGGTTCAGACCCGTATATTAGAGGTCACAGTCGAGGCATATGCTCTTGCCATTAGTGGGTTGGATGACACCCTAGACCAAATCTGCCTCGAGGTTGAAGAGGCTTTAGACGCAGATGTGACTCGAGGCGGGAAAGCAAAAGAAACAAAAGTCACATCCATCGAAACCGAATTTTCTGGCGATGGGGAAAAACCTGCTGGAATCGCAAGAATCACGGTGGAAGTCACTTATCAATGTCGAGAAAATGACCTTGAAGTGGCGATTTGATTGTAAAATTTAACTTTATTTTAGGAGGTTTTTATGGCTACTCATACAGGTTCAGAGGGAACGGTTAAAAGCGGCGCAAACGCAATTGCCGAAATCCGTTCTTATACCATCTCGGAAACGGGTGACACCATTGAAGATTCAAGCATGGGCGATTCTTCGCGCACCTATAAAGCAGGTCTAAAGACCTTCACGGCTTCGGTCGAATGCTTTTGGGATGAGACTGACACAACGGGTCAGGGTTCTTTCGATGTCGGCTCAACTGTTACTCTCAATGTCTACCCAGAAGGTGCTACCACGGGCGATATGTATTACACCGGGAGCGCAATTGTAACTGGCAAGACCATCAACGCAACATTTGATGGAATGGTTGAGGCTTCATTTACGCTACAAGGCACAGGCGCGCTAAGTGAGACAACGGTCTAATGGGACTCGGTGAACGCATTGCGGCAAAGCGTCAGGCCGCACGAAGAGTCATTGAGGTTGCAGAATGGGGTGATGATTCTGCTTTGCAAATGTGGGTTAGTCCGTTGACCTGTGCTGATGTTGATAAGTTACAGCGCAAGCATAAGGACTTTTTGCAAAACATGAGCATTGCGGCGATGGTTGATTTAATCATCCAAAAGGCCGAGGACAAAGAAGGTGAGAAATTGTTCACGGTTGAAGATAAACCATTCTTGATGCGGGAGCAGATTACTGTTGTTTCTCGCGTTGCGGCTGAGATGTTTGCGGGTATCACCACGACCGAAGAACACGAAAAAAACTAATATCCTGTCCGTTAAGGTTTAACCTCATTTCTTTGGCAGACAGGCTAGGTAAAACGATAGAGGAAATAGAAGATATTCCTCTGTCAGAGTTAAATGAGTGGTTTGCATATTTCAAGGTGAGCGATGGCAGACGGAACACAAATCAGAATAACCGCCGTTGATGCAACCTCGGCGGCTTTTCGTTCTGTTCAGAATAACATCAATGGTCTTCAGGGTGCGCTAAGAGGCATTGCCGCACCTCTTGCGGCGGCATTCTCGGTTGCGGGTATTGTTTCGTTTATGAAAAGCACCATCGACCTTGCAGATAGGTTGAATGATGTTGCAATGCAAACAGGTTTCACGGTTGAACAATTATCCGCGCTAGGCAATGCGGCTAAGTTAAACGGCTCAAATACCGAAACACTTACCACGGGCTTAATCAAACTTAATCGAGCAATTTCCGAGGCTGGAAGTGGCTCTCAGGAACAGTTAAAGGCTTTTCAGGCTTTAGGCATAACCCAAGAAGAACTTAGAAACAAAGCACCGATTGATATTTTTTATCAGGTTGCTGATGCTTTCTCGAGCGCAAATGACGGAGCAGTAAAAACCGACATTTCAATGAAACTTTTGGGGCGGTCTGGCGCAGAACTAATTCCTGTCCTAAATCAAGGCAGTACAGAACTCAAAAAATTTGGCGCGTCTTTTACTGCGGAAGATGCTCAAAAAGCATCAGAGTTTAATGACAACATTGATAAGATTGTTATCAATTTACAAAAGATGGCGGCAACTATTTTCGGCCCGATATTAAAGGGTTTGAATTCTTTTTTTGCGTCTTTGGAAAAAGGAAAACAAGTTGTTGCTGACACAGAAAATGCAATTGGAACCTTTGATATGTTTATGCCTGATTTTGATGGTCAGGCTCAACAAGCGACAAATAGTTACAACAAATTTTTAAGTTCTGTTCAGGAAGGAACCAAGAAAGCAAGCGAGGCGGTCAAGAAAAATCTTTCAATGAATGATGACGAAGAAAAACGCATCACAGAAAGATTGACTGCGCGCAACGAAGAATTGATTGCGGTCTTTAAGATGGCTCGGCAACCAATTAACGACTATCAAGATGCAATCCAACAACTTAACAGTCTCAAGGCAGAGAACCTAATAACTCTTGAGCAGTATTACAATGCACTTGAGAAAATTGAAGATGCTTATTCAAGCACTTTGCCTAAAATTGAACTTAACGATACTTCTCTGAAGAAATACATCTCAACAATTTCTAGTGTTGCAGATGCACTAGACAATATGGCGGTTCGTTCTCTTGTCAATTTAGAAGATGCTTTAGTTGGCGTGATGATGGGAACAATGTCTGTTAAAGATGCGTTCAAGTCTATGGCGGCTTCTATCGTTCAAGATTTAATTAGAATTCAAATTCAACAGTCAATTACCAAACCTCTTGGAGAGGCAATCTCTGGCGCAGGTGGATTTTCTGGAATCTTCTCGAGCATATTTGGCGGCGGCAAAGCACTCGGTGGAACCGTCAACGCGGGTGAGGCGTATATGGTTGGCGAGAAGGGTGCAGAAATGTTTGTCCCCGGAAAGACCGGGACAATTGTTCCCAACAATCAGTTGGGTGGTAGCGGGGCGGTAGTAAACCAGACGATTAACATCTCTACGGGTGTTTCTCAGACGGTTCGTGCGGAAGTGATGGGGATGTTGCCAAGGATTGTTGAGTCAACCAAGGCGGCAGTTGCCGATGCAAATCGGCGCGGCGGTTCTTTTGCAAAGATGATGGCATAACATGGCAATCACATATCCCCTATCTTTGCCGACTAATAAAGGACTTGCGAAGATTCGCCTGACTGCGAACAATGTGGTCGGTGTTTCTCAGTCGCCCTTTACTGCAAAGCAACAGATTTACAAATATACAGGTCAGTTCTGGGAGGCCGAGATTTCTTTACCGCCTATGAAACGCGCAGATGCGGAATATTGGATTTCTTTCTTGCTTAAACTGAATGGGTCTTATGGGACATTTCTGTTGGGCGACCCCAATGGGGGGACTGCGCGGGGAGTTGCAACGGGAACGCCATTGGTAAACGGCGGTTCCCAATCAGGAAACGAGTTGGTAACGGATGGTTGGACAAATAGCACAACAGGAATTCTGAAGGCCGGGGACTATATCCAGTTGGGTTCTGATTCATCTTCTCAACTATACAAGGTTTTGGATGATGTTAATTCTAACGGTTCCGGGCAAGCGACTCTAACCATTTGGCCTGACATTAGGACATCACCATCTGATAATGCCGCTATAACCGTTTCTAACGCCAAGGGTGTCTTCCGTCTTTCTTCCAATGCTCAAGCATGGGACATCAATGAGGCGACCTTCTATGGCATGACATTCGCGGCTAGGGAGGCTCTGTGATATGGCTAGAAGTCTCCCATCAGCACTCTCCTCGGAATTAAATGCGGATGAGTTAAAACCGTTTTATGCGGTTGAATTGCTGTTCGATTCTGGCGATATTAGATTTTGGACAGGCTATGGGGATATAAATGTAAATTCTGAGGTATGGACAGGCTCGGGAACGGTTCTGTCTTTTTCCTCTACAAATGAGGCGACTGACCTCTCCGCAAACGGAATGACGCTAACTTTTAGCGGTCTTGAAAGCACAATTGTTTCTTTGCTTTTACAAGAGAACTATCGAGGCAGACCTGCGAAGGTTTATCTTGGCGCGCTAAATGCTACAAACAATCCAGTTTCCGATATGTATCAGATATTCGCAGGTCGCATGGATATTATGGCCTTATCTGAAAATGGTGAAACCGCAACTGTTAGCATTTCAATTGAGAATGTTTTAATTGACCTTGATAGACCAAGGGCGCGCAAATTAACAAACGAAGAGCAGTTAAAGCGTTTCTCAGGGGATAATTCATTATCTAATGTAGCAAATCTGCAAGACCGACAGATTTCTTGGGGTAGATAATGGGATTCAGTTTTAAGTCGGTATTCAAGGCGGTAGTTACTGCGGCGGCGGTTGCGGCGGCGGTTTATTTTGGCGCGCCTTATCTTGGATTCACAATCTCTGGTAGTGCAACTGCCTATATTGCGAGTGCGGCAATTATGGCTGGCGCGACCGCAACAGTCTCTCAACTTCTTGCGGAAACGCCAAAAGACTTCGACCTCGGGCAACAGTTAAGAGGCCAGTTAGTATCGGTTCGTTCACCTGCGGCAGATTCTTTTGTTGTTTACGGGGAAACCCGAATAGGTGGAACTATTGTTCATGTGGAAAGCACAGGGTCAAAAAATGACACCTTGTTTCAAAGCATTGTGATGGCTGGACATGAGATTCAATCTGTTGAGAAGGTCTATGTTAATGATGAAGAATTTACCCTAACTCCAAGCGGCAATATTTACACTATTACTTATAAAGGCTCTTCTACGGTTCTCAATTTTGATTATTTATTAGGAACCAGCACTCAATCGCCGATGGAGATAATGTCGGGAACCTCTGCGGCGACCTATCAATTTAAGGGTCTTGCGATGCTAGGGGTTAGGGCGGTATTCGACCAAGATAAGTTTCCACAAGGTTTGCCAAACTTTACTGCCAAAGTCAGGGGAAAAAAGGTCTATGACCCAAGAACAAGCACTACTGCGTATTCTACAAATGCCGCACTTTGCATTCGGGATTATTTAACAAACACAGAATTTGGTCTTGGGGCGACTGCGGCTGAGATAGATGATTCTGCTTTCTCGACTGCGGCAAATACTTGCGATGAGAATGTTTCTTTGGCGGCTGGCGGCACAGAAAAGCGTTACACCATCAATGGCGCATTCTCCTCAGGCGAGAAACCAAAGGATGTTCTAGGCAAGATGTTGACCGCCTGTGGTGGGCAATTGGCTTATGTTGGCGGGAAATGGGTCTTGCGTGTTGCGGCATATCGTTCCCCAAGTCTAACCTTGACGGATGACGACATTGTTGGAGAAATAACAATTCAAGGTTCTCAGTCTCGCAGGGATATTTTCAACGCAGTCAAAGGCACTTATTCCGAACCGCAGACCCTTTATCAACTAAGCAGTTTCCCCCCTCAGACTAATGCAACCTATGAGGCCGAGGATAACGAAAGAATTTACAAAGACATTCAGTTGCCATTTACGACCTCGGTTGCAACCTGTCAGCGTTTGGCGAAGATTGACCTTGAGAAGGCAAGACAACAGATTTCTGTCACGATGTCTTGTAAATTGACTGCGTTTGCTCTTCAACCCGGAGATACCGTAAATCTGACAATTCCTAGATATGGATGGAGTTCCAAGATTTTTGAGGTTGTAAATTGGGATTTTCAATTTGTAAGTTCCGAATC